AATCCCCTGATGGAGCGCTATCGGCTCACTCGGGGGATTTCCACTGTAGAGATCTCACCAGGCCAGTATGAAGAGACTCGGTATGACTCATACACCGACGAGCGTGACACGCTCGACGCTGGCCTTCACTACTTCCGTGGCGGATACGAACACATCGTAGACGACACCGTTCGAGTTGATCTCATCAACTCCGGTGTGGCCACTGCTGCTAACTTCGTACCAGTGTAGGAGAGCGATGTCTACCGCCATCAACTATGACACCGGCAACATCTTCGATCCGACGCCAGACATTGCGCTCGGATCCAGTGAGGGTCTGTATACAGGTACAGCACCTCTCATCACCAACACCCAGTCTGCCAACACCACGATCCCATCGGGGGTGGCTTGGCGACCTGACCCCGTTCCGATCTCCGGTGGAGACCGTCGCGGCTACTTCACCTATCTGGGTGCGGGCGACTACACCAATGGTGTGGGCGTCCCTGACGTGAACTTCAACCTGCCACTCAGTCGCTACCCAAACACGTACGCGTCGGGGCAGGCTCACCACTCGTACGAGTTCTACTTCCATGGTCAGACGTTCGAACTGAAGTACAAGTACATCAGCACCGCAACGCAGTATCGTCTCTACATCAACGATCGCAAAGTTACCGACACAACGCAGGCCGTCCCCGGCCCTCCGGGTGTGGGCTCCTCCAACGTACTGAAGGTGGATCTTGGCTCTGTTGATGTTTGGCGGATCCGTTTTGAAGTTACTACCATGCCTTTCGGCGGAGTGTTCACATCTCCCGGCGATACGGTTTGGCCCACGCTACTGCGTGGACCCCGAGTCATGGGGTTCGGAGACTCTATCACTGACGGATCAGCTCAGAATACTGGAGCTGGCCAGGGAACTTGGCTCAAGCGTTTCGGCCGACTGATCGGGGCGAGAGACACGTGGGATCAGAGTCGTGGATCGACTGGCTACATCACGCCAGGCACGTTCACCACTCTCCCTAACCGTGCACAGCGAGATGTGGTCACCTACGAGCCTGACGTAGTCATCATGTGGGCAGGCTACAACGATCAGACGATTGATCCTGAGTCGCTGTCCGCCATCAAGGCGGCAGCATCCCTGACTGTCGACATCATTCGATCTCAGGTTCCGAACGTTGACATCATTATGGGCGGTGTGTGGGCTCCTACCGGATCCCCGACTCAGTCTCCCATCCTGACCAACGAGGTACTCAAGGGCGTGGCCTTCGCCAAGGACATTCCATTCGTGGACATGCAGAGTGGCAAGGTCTACGACCAGTACGAGAACATCGTCCATGACGATGGTGTCGGATGGATCACACCAGCCAACTCCGCCACTTACGTTGGCGTCGATGGCGTTCACCCTAACAACGCAGGTCACCAGTACCTGGCGCACAAGTGGCACACAGCCTACGCAGCTCTCTATCAGAAGGATAGGTAATGTCCGCTGACTACGATCCGGCAAAGACTCCTTGTCCGCCGGAGTATCATCACCCACACCCATGCTCAATCTGCGGACCGGGTGGCACGACCACTCGGATCGAGAATGACGAGAAGGGCATCCTTGAGACCTATCTTGCGATGAGCATGCAGGGAAACAAGGTGGCCGAGCTAACCGCAAGTCACGATTCCTTCAAGCAGGGAATCTACACCAGCAACTCAGGAGTGTAATGCCACCCGCCAAGCGCGCATCCGAAGAGTCCAGCCTACCTCAGAGCTTCCTCCAAGTGGGGCAGCTAGTCAATCTCACTGCCGGTGGTCGAACCCTGTTCAACTACGAGACTCTCGGCTGGGATGCCAACTTCATCAAGTTCCGTGCCGACATCACCGTCAGCCCCCAGACTGAGGTGGTGCTGATTCCGTATGGCCAGATCGAAGCGATCGGTCTCGTCGGCGTCCGGTAAGAACTGCTCGGCTGCATGCCTCACCAAGGATCATCTGACCTTTGGTGAGTGCATGCGCTCGAAGAATCTTCAGGTCCGACCTAACCTACAGAACGCCAACGCGCAGAAGGCGTGGGACAACAGGCTTGACCGTTACCGGTCAGCCCTTGACCAGGGACTGAGTCCTTCAGGGACTCAGACTGCGCAGATTGATGCAGCCTTCAGGGCCGTAGATGGGGCAGCATCGTAGCTCTCGCGGAGGAGACAACCGCTAGGAGCCCACGTGGTTTCATACTCTCAGACTGTCCGAGTCGTCAACGAACTAACTGATGCACTTAACGTCACCGGAAGTATTGCTACAACCCCATCCGGCACGCAGGACGTCAACCTAGTCACACCTACAGTGCTCAACACCACTAACGTGCGAAGTCCGGCTATCGACAGCGTGTTCGTCTTCAGTACCGGCAATGTTGTCGGTGTCGCTGGGGCCAACAATTACCTAAGCCTATTCAACCCAGTTGGATCGGGCAAAATCCTGAGCTTCGGCTCCGCGTTCATCTCGTCCGTGGCAGCCGGTGGCTCCACGGTAACCGACCCCATGCAGGGATTCAGAATTACCACAGCCACGGGCGGTACTCTACAGGCAGCGAGCACCGTCGCCAAGTTCATCAGCTCGGAGCCTGCTCCGGTTGGCGAAGTTCGTCTGGGTAATCCAACTGTTACTACGGGGGCTCAGCTATTCAACTCGCCTCCGGCGATCAGCGCCTCTACCGGAAGTACCAACGTGCATATCATCCCGGTCCCTGGCGGGCTGGCTCCCTTCCTCCTCACTGAAGGGGAAGGGATTGTGCTTCGAGCTGCCGCCAGCGATGTCGATATTCGCTGGAACATGTCTATCGTATGGGCGGAGATCTAATGCTTAACATTTCTGTTGATGCTGAGTTCATCCTCAGCGGCTCCCGAACGACCACGGGAACCATCCTCACTGTCCCGGCCGGGATGCAGTGGAATGGCTCGGTATGCCTCACGGCATCCGTAGCTGCGCTCGGCACTGGAGCGCCAACCGTAACCACGGCTGGGACTGATGTGGCACCAGCGGCCGGAACGGTTGTTCATCGACTGTCGGTGTCCGGCCTTGCGCTCACCACGGCAGGCGACTCGGCCACTCAGGAGGTTATCGTGCGAGCTCCAGAGGGTAACGCGGTCACACTTGAATTCACTGCTGGCGCAACGGGAACTTCCACCGTCACGGCCAACGGGTACCTAACCAACTAAGGAGAGAAGATGGCTGTCACATTCGAAAACCTAGTGCAGCGAGTGAGGCAGCAGCTTCAGGGCTACACCAGGGATCAGCAGGCACTGAGCTTCCTAGCTCAGCCCATGACCAACACTGACGTTACGTTCATGGCTGACACCGGCACAGTCAAGCAGATCTCACAGGGCATCATCGAGATCGAGGATGAGATGCTTCTCGTCCGCAGCTTCGACCGAGCCACTGGTGTAGTTACTCTCATGTCCGATGCGGCTTACTGTCGAGGCATCGAGGGCACCACTGCTGCTGCACATGCGGCCGGTGCCCTCGTTGTGTCCGACCCCTCCTTCCCTCGCCAGAGGATCAAGGAGGCGATCGGTGACACGATCGCTGCACTGTACCCAGATCTCTGGGTGTTCGGGCAGACTGAGTTCCCCTATCTCGCAGCTCGATACGAGTACCCACTGCCGGAGGAGGCGGACAATGTCTACAAGGTGGTCGCCAACACCGTCGGTCCTTCCGGAGTATGGAAGCCGATCACTAAGTGGCGATTCAACACCATGGCGTCAACGACGCCAGGCCAGGTCAAGCCCACGCCAGCGCCAACTGGCAAGTCTCTTCAGGTGTTCGATCAGGTCACACCTGGTCGGAACATCCGTGTGTCATACACTGCCCGCCCTGGCACGCTGGTTAACGCGGCCGATGACTTCGAGACCGTAACCGGTTACCCGGAGCGATACGTCGACATGATCGTGTACGGCGCCTGCTGGCGCATGCTGCCTGCCTACGAGGCGGCTCGCCTACAGCAGACCAGCGTCGAGACGAACGAGCGCGCACCTCTCGTCCCCGTTGGTGCAGCTACTGGCTCCAGCCAGTACTACCTTGGTCTCTACACCAAGCGAATGAATGAAGAGCGCGACCGCATGTTCCGTCTCTTCGAGAACTACCAGAGCTTCAACTCCTAGGAGGAGTCATGACCGTAAGGTTCTACTCGTCTACGGCAACTGAGAAGGCGCTCGTAGGCTCTATCACCAGTGGCCAGACTACTCTTCAGGTCAACAACACTGTCGGTCTACCGACCTCGTTCCCTTACTCGCTCGCCGTGGACTACGAGGGACCGACGGAAGAGCTAGTCGAGGTCTCCTCTGCGGCCGGTCCGGTACTCACGATCGTTCGTGGTATCGATGGCACGTCCGCCGCATCTCACGCAGACAATGCACGAGTTCGTCACACCAGCTCCGCTCGTGACTTTGCAGACTCTCGCAGTCACGAGAACTCCAGCACGAACATTCACGGCCTGACTGGTGGAGAAGAGATCGTCGGCACCAACAAAGTGCAGACGCTCACCAACAAGACTGTGGTCAATCTCCTGGGCACGCTACAGGATCCAGACATTACGCTGACCGGGACGAACGTCACCACATTTACCCGAACTCCGGCCGGTGTCGCAGCTGATGCTGCGGTCACCTTCGTCAGTGGAGTGGAGGAGGCGTTCTCTCTCCGCAACAACGGAGCGCTACGAGTTCGCAACACTGCGGTGCTCGACACTGCGACCACCACTCGACGCATCAGCACCACAATGGCTGATGGTACGACTGAACGCTTCCGCGTGGAAGCGGGTGGCCAGGTCACCGCCCTTCCGAGGGCGGGAACCGTTGATGGTAATGCTGGCTTCAAGGTCGTTGACCCTGAGGATTCGCTGAACCGTCGCATCATCAAGATCATGGATCCGACCGACGCCATCGAACGATTCACCATCGACTCCGGTGGTACTCAGTCGATGCACACTCGTGACCCCAACAGCATCAGTCTGTTCATTCAGCAGGCTGCTGCACCCACGGTCAGCTCCATCCTCGTGCAGGACAGCACGGCGAACAACCTGTTCACTGTCGATCTGAACGGTGTGACGAACGCAAACCGTCGCCTCTTTGTTGGCAACAACGCTGCGGCCAGCATCGTTAGTCAGGTGCGAGCGGCTGCGGCTCAGACCGCAGACCTCCAGCAGTGGCAGAACAGTGGTGGTGTGGCACTCGCTAGAGTCCGGTCTAACGGCTCGGGTGACTTCACTCCAGTCGTCACCACGACTGGCATCTTCACCGCTGCGGCAGGCTGGTCCGTCACCTCTCAGGTGGCGGTGGTCAAGGCTGGTGTGGCTACCATTAACCTGGCGCTACTGCGTACGGGCGCGACGATTGTTGCAGACGCTGGCGGCGACCTCTTCGGAGACCCTGCGCTAGGCACGCTATCAGCGGCCTTCCGTCCGCACTCCGCCTTCGCTCCATCCGTCCTGACTGGGGCTGCGAGCAACGGCCTGGGTACTGGTTCCTGGTTCCTTAATCCAACCTCGGGTGACATGAACATCCAGACCTGGTCTACCAACAACGAGATCCTGAGTGGTATCAACCTACGCGTCACGATGACGTTCCCACTCGAATTCGCGTAAGGAGTCGGCATGGCACAGATCGTACACAAGATCCCGTATCAGCTCAGTGGTTCACCTACCTCTGGTACCGGTCAGTACCGACTGAGCGACAACGTATACGACTTCGCCATCGCTGGCATTCCCTTCCTGTCCGGCATCAAGGACGATCGTCCTTACATGCAGCGCATGGCAGAGATCAAGAAGCAGCAGTTCGACAACTTCGCAGAGCCGGGAGAGCAGTCACTTGAGGGATGGTGGCTGCGCTCTCAGTCGAGCTTCACTGGCGGAGCGGGTGTCCTGTACCAGGACCCCGACAACGACAACCAGTTCAACTTCCGATTCGCAGACTCACTAGGTGTGGATCCTTGGACTTCCGGTAACCTGTCACTGCTGCGCACGACCGTCAAGAACAGCACTGCTGCGGTAACTCCGCAGCGAGTGCAAGGTTTCGTGGATCCAGCTGGTGATGATGCCTACTGGGTGTCATACCTGGACAACCTTGACAAGAAGGAGAACTCGGGCACCACGTCCATCGTGGCCGGTGGTGGAGCGACGATCTATGATCTCACTTCTACTGGCACTACTTACATCATCGCCCGATCCAACGGAGTGTGGAGTGGCACCGACAGTGCCGCGCCTACCCAGCGCTACACCAACGCTGGTACTGCATGGGCGATTGAGTTCGTAAAGGACAGGCTGATCATCGGCCTCGCCAACTCCATCTATCAGGGAACCCTGACGGCGGCAGCGGTTGCGCTGCCTGCCGCCTCATACACTCATCAAGACCCCAACTGGGTCTGGCGTTCAATCACCGATGGGCCGAACGCAATCTACGTAGCAGGGGATTCCGGCACCACCAGTCAGATCCACAAGTTCACAGTCGTGGACAGTGCAGGACTTCCAGTTCTGACCTGGGCTGGTGTTACTGCCACCATGCCAGCCGGTGAAACCATCCGAACCATCTACTCCTACGTCGGCTCGTTCGTCGGCATCGCCACGAACCGTGGCTTCCGAGTCGGAGAGATCGACAGCAATGGTGACATCGCTTACGGTCCGCTCCTGTTTGAGCCGACTAGTGGATGCGAAGGGATCGTTGGTTTCGATCGTTTCATGTGGACGGGGTCTACGAACGCTCACGATGGCCGCTCCGGGCTCTACAGGGTGGACCTGGGCTCCGTTGCCCAGGAGCAGACTACAAGGGCTGTACGGTACGCCTACAGCCGCGACATCTATGCCGAGGGAGAGACCGGCAGCATCGTTTCAGTGACGATGTACGGCAAGTCCAACCGCAAGGTGTTTGCCATCAACAACAGTGGCTCGTTCCTTGAGTCGACAGCTACGCTGCTGTCGACAGGCTATCTGGACACGGGTCGAATCAGATTCAACACTGAGGAGCCGAAGCTCTACAAGTTCTTCTCCGCCCGTACACCTACGCTCCTCAAGGGCTCGGTGTCCGTATCGCTGAAGACTGAGGGTGGAGGACTCATCCCTTACACCACGTACTCTGCCACATCCCCATCGGGGACGCGAGACGTGGCCATTCACACCCCGCAGGGGCCACAGAACTGGCTGGCCATGAGGTTCACGCTCACGCGTGACACCGTGGACACGACCACTGGTGGCATCCTCAACGGCTGGCAGGTCAAGGCACTGCCTGGCTCCATCCGTCAGAGGATCCTCACTGTGCCTCTGCTCTGCTTCGATAATGAGACTGACCGTACCGGTCAGAACATCGGATTCGAGGGATACGCAAGGGAACGTCTGGAAGCGTTCCAAGCTGTCGCCCGTGCGGGCGACGTCGTCGTCTTCCAGGAACTACAGGACGATGTGGCAATCCAGGTAGTCATTGATGACTGGGAGTTCCGTCAGCTGGACCCGCCGGGAAACCGTGGTGCTCTAGGTGGCGTGCTTACGCTGGTTCTCCGCACCGTTGCTGAAACAACGTAGGAGAGAGATATGGATTCGGGTACGATCATCACGGTTCTCACCGGTCTAGGTGGAGTCGTGGGAGGTTTCTTCGGAGGGAAGAGACTCGCAGTGTCCACTGCGGTTGACGTTGTGGACCTGCTACAGGCAGCGGTAGAGCAGCTTCAGGCTGACAAGGCACAGAAGGATGAGCAGCTCACGGATCTCCGTGCGCGTATACTTGTTCTCGAAGAGCTTGTCACCCAGAAGGCTGACGTCGAAGCTGTCCGAGTTGAAGTAGGAGGAGTGCGTCAGGTCGTGGACCGAATCGCGGAGAAGGTGGGAGCGTGAAGCCGAGTTGGTTCAAGAAGCGCGTCATCACCGTAACCACAGAAGTCGAGCGAGAATGCGTGAAGCACGTACAGCGCGTGCTCTCACTCGAAGAGACCGGAGAGATGGATCCCAACACCCAGAGCAAGCTCAGGGGAGTCCAATACATCTTCGGCCTGAAGGCAACCGGCATCCTCGATGAGGCTACCGCTGAAGAGATCGATCGCATCTTCCCGTTTGGAGCTTAATGCCATATCCCAAGCCATACTCGAAGGCCGAGAAGGCCGACATGAAGAAGAAGCCAGCAGCCAAGAAGGCTGCGGCTAAGAAGAAGAAAGAGAAGCGATGAGTCCGTACGTAAAGAGTCTGCTTCAGCAGGTGTTGTTCGTCTTCGCCTTCACCTTCCTGTCCGTGTTCAGTCTTGCTGATCTCGGTACTGCAAGGGAAGCGCTGATTGCAGGAGGTGTAGCCGCACTTGCTCTAGTCAAGGGCTGGCTCGCCAAGCATGTTGGTGACCCCAACTCTGCTGACTTCTAAACAAAGAAACCCCCGCCATCCATCAGGATGAGCGGGGGCTTTTTTGCGTTACACGTCCAGCTCTCCGAGGACCTCCTTGAAGTCCTCGTAGAGAGTAAAGCTCGTCGTGCGTCCACGCCCCGTGTCGCCGGGACTGTCCTGACCGAGGAGCTTATAGATGATGAGCGCCTCCTCTTCGGTGAGGTTGAGTTCGTAGGTCTTGATCGTCTTAACGTACTCGGTGATGAATGCCATTACTTCTTGACCACCACGATCTTCAGCTTGTAGGGATACTTACTCAGGATCCGAACCACTCGCATCCAGGATCTCCTGAGCCGCTCGACGTAGGGCTTCCTCCGCTCGCTCGGCTTCGATGCGAGCGAACACATCCTCGGTTCCATCTGCCATCAGATCAGCTCCGTGTACTTCTCGCAGAAGACCTCGCGGCCTTCCAGCGACTCCTTGAACTGGACCCTCTTGGGGTCCATCCACTTGCGGGACTGGCGCATGGCGTACTGCACCTTGACGTAGTACTTCCCGTCACTCTTGCGGGTGGCGAGGTATCGGCCGGGTAGTGGTTGGTTGTTGATCTCTCGGACAGTGACAGGGATCTGTGCGAAGCTACTCATCGCAGCTTCATCACGGCCTGCGAGAGAGAGGCGAGCGTACTCGCCTTCTCATCCGGAGCCCAGTCGTCATCCCCGGGAGAGTCGTTGTCCCGAATGTCTCGGGAGAGAGTCGACGCAGCCTCCTTGAGGCTCGACGTCCAAGCCAGCCCTTCCGGCTTGCTCTCGTACATATCGTAGCAGGAGCAGCCGGAGTCGATGTAGGGGGCGTAGAGCTTCTGGTCGCCGCTCATCTTGGAGACGAGAGCCCAGCCCTCCCAGCTGTAACCTCCGCCCTGGAATTCCCACTCGATAGTGACGCCAGTCTTCACGTCACGCTCCTCGATCGGCAGCTTCCAGTCGTAGTAGGTCCACTCGCGAACGCTCACAGTATCTCCTTGAGTTTCAGTGCGTAGAGGATGATGGCGTATCCCGCCAGATCCTGATACGAATCCAGCAGGGACTCGTGGTTGATGTCCTCCCAGTCTTTCTGGAGGAGACCCTTGATGCGACCGATCTTGATGCCGATCTGAGACATGACGACGTCCTTGGGGAGGACGTCGGAGATGCTGGAGGCGAAGTAGAAGTTGCTGAATTCGCTGTCCAGCTTGTAGTCGTTG